AATACAACGGTAAACTGTATGTTAAAATTGAATCGGGGCCAAGAACAGGCAAAATATATCAGCTACCTAAGAGTGCTAACGTTGCAGTGTTTAAAATGTCTGAAAACGGGCCAGCTGTTGCATTTTCCACAACAACCGGCAGTAATGGGGAGATTTTGCTGGTATGATATGGAAATTTATTGAACTTACCGCGTTTCTGGTAATATGGTTGTTAAGCGCATACTTGTATTTTAACTGACCGGGGGGTATTGTGAACACTTGCGATAAATATGAATGCGTAAAAGCGGGTGAAATTGATGCCATGCTTGCGCGTGTTGTCCGTGTTGAGAATTACCTCTTCGGTTGTAACGGAAACAACGGCTTAAACAGCCGGCTTGTAAAACTTGAGCAGCGTGTTGGCGGGTGGTATAATTTTGTTGAGAAAATTATATACGCTCTTATAGGTGGTATAAGCGTGTTTTTATCTGGTGTTTTATCAAAGTACATAGGGGGTATATGAGTATGCGGAATTTGCGGAAAGGTACTGTAAAGCGGGATTTCGGGGCCATCTGGCTTTGCCTATGATTTCGCAAACTTTTTCGGGAAGGTTTTGGGATTGATGAGCGTCGAAGAAAGCCGTGAACTTTACTACCGGATACTTGCAGAGAAATTAAGCATTCAGGCGGAGATTGAGAATGAGAAATTGAAGCGAATTCGTAATGAAAGCGTTGACCGCGCTGTTGTAGAGAAGTTACAGAGTCTTGTGATTGTGCTGTTGCGTGATATACAGAAGCGTTATCCGGATGATGCGGAATTGCGCGACCGTGTAACTGATTTTGAACTTGAGTGGAACAGGTTACTTAAGCTGTAATGTTTGTTTTACCGTCGATACGGCAGTTTGCTGAAGAGCGCTTGGTGATACCGTCAGGCGTTCGCGGTGGCATGCGTTATCGTAGAGATGTTAATCCGGTAACGCATGGTGTTTTTGATATATATGATGCGTTTTTGAATGATCAGGAAGCGCGGGAGTTATTTTTGGTTGCCGGCAATCAGGTTGGAAAAACGCTGTCGCTTATTGCGTTGGGTGTATATGTGCTAACGGAGTTGCGGGAAGACTTGCTTGTGTTTGGGCCGACGCTTCAGGTGGCTCAGGCGGTTGGTGGTGAAATGATCCGTGTTATGGATCATATGGGTGTTAAGTATGAACGTGGTACGTATAACTGCCGGCTTGAGAATGGTACGGTATTAACATGGCGTGGTCAAAGTGACGCGCAGCGAAGTCAGGTAACGGCGCGCATAGTTCTTGTTACGGAGGCGGAGAAGATCAGGCAAAAGCGAACTGAAGAAGCGCATCCCATTGATCAGATTCGGGCGCGTACCATGTCGTTTTCCAATGGAAAGATAGTATTTGAGAGTACGCTGACGAGTGAAACGGGTGTAATGTGGCGTGGTTATAATGAAGCTGAAGTGCGGTATCGTTTTCATCATCGCTGTTATGAATGTGGTTCTTTATTTTTGCCGGATGTAGCTGGGTGTTTTTCGGATTCTTATGCATGTACTGTTTGCGGTTCGCTGCTGACTGGCCGGCGTCGCTGTGTAAGCGAGGGTGAATTTGTACGTGAAGGTGAACCGTGTGGAAGAACGTATGGTATACGGTACACGGCGTTTGATGGTCTTCTTATTGACCCGCTGGCTACGATGTGCGTGTTACGGGACAGTAAGGACATAAACGATCTTCGCCGGTTATATTTGCAGTTTTTAGCTGAACCGCCGAAGATTGTTTTTGTTGCGCCAAGCGATCCAACTGTGTTTATACACCGTCGCGGTCAGGTTAATCCGGAAGACTTCTGGGCTGTTGGTGTTGACGTTGGTTCTTCCGTGTCACATTGGGTGCTGCTTACGTATACGCCCGGCGAGCGCCATATTAAAATTACAGATTTCGGCAAGTGTCGCGGTTCGATAAAAGATCAGGTGAACATGCTGGCGTCGATAATCAGCGGGTTGAATGATCGTGGTGTGCTGCTTTTTGATTATGGTTTCAATGGTGCTCATCTGGTACGTTTATGGAACAGTCTTGAACCTCGTCAGCGTGTTTTGCCTGTACGTGGTATAAGTGAACGTAGTTTTGTTATCGACCCGAACACGGACATCAGTTATGGTGATTTCTGGCGTTATCGTCGCATGAAGGGTAGTGGAACGTATGGTATTCAGGTGTATACCGTTTCAGCGAAGGATGCGGTGTTTGGTTTGTTGTACAGTAGTCGTCTTGTTATTTTTGCCAATGACGGCAAGGACGTAACGATAAAGTATTTCACCGATTCGATATGCAGAAGCGAGCGTCCGATTGAGAAGAATGGCCTGCGTGTATATGAGCTTGTCGGTACTTCAAACCACTATTTTGATGCTACGGTGTATGCTCTTACCGGTTTGCTGTTTGCAGGGGCGCCGGTTGATTTGAGTGGTTTGCCGCGGGTTGAGGCTGCGGGTGTTGTGTATGACGGTAACGTTGATGATCTTACGTCTGGTGATATAGACATTGTTGAGAATGTAAAACACCAGAGAAGGTTGCGCATGAAATCGACGATAGACAAAGGAGCGTTAATATGATATATTCGCCGCCTGTTGTTATCAATAATATTGATGAGGCGCTTGCCTTGTATAATGGGAGTTTGCCGTGGGAGGAAGACCCCATTCGCGCTCGCAATGTGCTTGCCGCGCTTGAGTATATTCTGTTGAATCGTCCGCAGCAGTCTCAACTGGCGCAATTGGGTATGAGTTTCGAGCGTGTACGGGAAGAGCTTGACAGGGTACGCGGGTATCTGGGCTTGGCTGATGTTGAACACAAGCATTACTTTCAGCGGGTTAATACTACCGGCATTGTGTAATGACTATACTTATAGGTGTATGCGCCATGTTGAACATGTTGAACAAGGGAACGATAAACGATTGTGTAAGATATGTTATTCAGAACGAGGGTGGATATTCAAACCATCGTTCTGATTATGGTGGTGAAACGTATTGGGGTATAACGAAGGCTTTTGCTCAAGAGAATGGTGTACCTTGGCCGCCAAGCAGAAGGGATGCAGAACAGGCATACGAAGCTATTGGGAAGAAGTTTGGTGTTTTTTATCTTGATGGTCCTACGGCGAAGTTTCTTTTAGATGGCTGTGTATTGTTCGGGTTCAGGCGTTTTATCGGGTGGTTTCAGGGCGCGATAAATGCGTGTTGTGGTAGTAGTCTTGTGGTGGATGGTGTTATAGGCCCGAAGACTGTAGCCGCTTATTCTGCTTGTAATAAACGTGTTGTTATAAGGCGTTTACATGAACATGTAAGGTCTTATCATATTGCGGTTGTGTCTCGTGACAGAAGTCAGTTGGCGTTTTTACGCGGGTGGCTTGTACGTGCAGAGAGCAGATACAACGAGTTTCTGAAGGGGCTTGAAAATGGCTGATCAGATTATAACATTATTGCGCCGTAGTGGTATTCGACCGGAAACGCTTGAAACGTATAACATGCAGCAGAGTACACGACTGGATCGTGTACTTTATTGCAGAAAGTTCTATAAAGACAGCATGCTGTTTCGCACCATTGTTAACCGTATTATTGATATGGTTAATGTATATGGTGCTAATATTGTAAGTGCTCCCGATATTGTGACGAACGAGTTTCTTGTAAACGCATTGAGGGAGTATCTGCTTACCGGTGAAATTCTGTTTTACGTACCGACGAATCAGCTGCTTGAGTCCGAGCGTGTGGAGTACGAGGTTGATGAAGAGACAGGAGAAGTGACGCGTGTTATGTTTGATGGGGAATTTGAGATTGACTATGACGGCATAATTGGGGAGTATGAGTACTTACGTCCGTCTGCTGTACGTGGGGAGCCGCCGTTTGCGGTGGTGTTGCCGTGGGTTGTTCAGATCAGCTCTCTCATGTATGCACAGATTCGTGCAGCTGAAATCGGCTCCCGTTTGCTGGCGCGTATTGTGACGGGTGTTGGTGGTATTAATTCTGAAGACCCGGAGTTGCAGCTAAGTGAGGATACGTATATTTTGCGTACAAATAACCCACAGGATGCTATTGACTTTCCGAAGTATCAGCCCGCTGATTTTACGGTGCAGATGAAGACACTGCTTCGTCAGGTTTCAGCGGCATGTGGTATGCCGTATGAGGTTCTGATGAGTGATTTCACGGAAGCGAATTTCAGTCAATCTAAAGCGGCGTTTATTTCAGCGCGATATGAGATTAATCGATATCGCGGGTTTATAGACAGATTTGTTAACCGTATTGGTAATACCGTTATTGAATGGCCGGATGTTGAGAGTCTTGATTTTCTTGATCAGGCGAAGGCTGCTGCGATTATGAGTAATATAAACACGGTGGAGGGTGCATGATATGTTTGAATTTATTGTATCTGTTTCCGGTGTTGTGTTTATTCTATATTTGATTATTCAGTTTATTTTAGGAGGTATATACTGATGAAATACTGGGCGAGCATAGAGTTGCCGGAAGGTGATATTCCGGTTGCTTTAGCCGGGAGAGGTGGTGCAGCTCCATCATGGTTTTACCGTGATGTTGATGGTGTAAGGGAAATTGGCATAACTGGGGCACTGTATCCGGTTGGTGATGAGGCGCTTGGTGTTATTGGATACGACTGGATACTTGACGCGATTAATGGGGTCGACAGTGTAAGGCTGTTTATTGATTCGCCCGGTGGTGTGGTGCATCCGGCTCTTGAGCGTATTATGCGTCGGTTGCAGGGTATTGATTCTGAGGCTATTATTACCGGCACATGTGCGTCGGCAGCGTATTTCATTGGCCGAAGCTGTAAGAGGCTTATTAGCGACGGTTATACGACAGAGGTTGGCGGCATAGGCGCGTATGTTTTGCTGTGGGATTTTGGTGAAGCCAACAAGAACAGGGGCGTGAGGCCGATTAAGATTAAAATCGGTGAAATGAAGGGGATAGGAGCCGGTGGAGAGTACACACAGGCTGAAATAGATGAGGTTTATCGTGAACTGAAGGATATTTTTGATGGCTACATGAATATACTTGGGAGCAAGTATGCACAATTTGCGGACGGTCGGGTTTACACTGCGGTAAGGGCCTTTGAGATGGGTCTTATTGACGGTGTAACGCCGGCAATTTACACGGGAGAAGATGCTATGGCTAACGATGCTGATGATGTGATTGTGGAGCAGGCTGATGCTTGCGAACAGGAGACACGGGCTGAAGCTTGTGAAGTAGAAATGAAAGCGGAAGAACCGGTTAAAGATGTTGAGCAGAAGGCAGAGGAACCGGTGGAAGAGAAGGTTATGAAGAAGCTTCCGGTTCGTCGGGTAAGTGACGACTTTGCACCGGAAAGGCTTTTCTATAAGCTTCTGGAAATTCATAAAACACGAACGGCTGCGTGGGCCGCGCTGGAGCGAATTAATCAGGAAGCGTATATGAAGTTGCGTAACAAATTGCATTTTTAACTGTAAAACGAAAGGGTTAATAATATGGCTATTTCTTGGAGTACTAATGCTGAAATTAGGCGGGATTTGACTGATGCTTTCATTGAGGCTGCTGCACCGGCGGCAGCGTATCGGGTTGTGTTTTCGCCGTTGCCTGTTCCGTCTCGTGTAGGAGCGATTAAGGTTGCACCATTCAGCAGTATTGCTGTTGCACCGACTTCAATTACGCGCAGCCCCAATACAGAGTATACTGAAGGTACACTGTCCCTTACTTCTGTGCTGTATGAATGCACGGATGTGGGCCTTCAGATGTCGATGGATATTGCTGAGGAATATCCGGTTAACATCGAAATGGCTATGGCTCAAGCACTTCGCTTTAAGCTGGAGTCAGCGGCGGAGGCTCTTGCTGTAAACGTGTTGTTTAATTCGACCACAGGGGCTGTACGTGCTGCGAATAACAATATTCTAGCTGTGACTACGGCATGGAATGCAGTTGGGAGTACGCCTATTGCAGATGTGGCGGCGGCTTATGAGGTGGCCACGGCCGCATCCGGTGGTATTACCCCGAACACGCTGGTGCTTTCTCCGGCGGCGTTTTTGGCGTTGAAGGGGCACCCGGATATTATTGCCCGTTTACCCGTCACCGTTCTTCGTGGTGATAATGAGATTGAACAGGCTCTTGCCGGTGTGTTTGGAATTCAGAACATTATTGTGAGCCGCGTGGGCACGCCCTCCGGTTATGCTTGGCCTGCCGGTACTGCCCTTCTTGCGGTAACGGCTCCGGCCAATTCTCTTGCCTCAACGCCAGCCGCGTGTCGGCTTGTTTATTGGTCTGAAGACGGTGACATCAGCCGCGAGGGTTGGGTTGTTGAGTCGTATGACAAGATTGAGACACGCTCGCATGTTATCCGTGCTCGTCGTAACGCGGGTCATGTTGTGATTTCGCCGCGCGGTCTGTTTGGCCTTACCGGAGTCGTCTCGTAATGTTGTTACAGGGGCTGAAAAATATTTGGCCCTTCATGCGTTCGGTGTGTGGTGGTGTAGTTCGCACATATACGGATTACACCACCGCCACCTATAGCGAATGGGAGGCGATTGTGTTCCCGGGGTATGCATCAACGGGTATTTCTGCTTCTCTTGGTTTTACAGAAGAAGCGGATTATATATGTGTTATCAGAGCCCCATACTATTCAACACGTGCGGCTAAATACGCCAGTATAAGCAATGAGAATCACAGTAGAAAATACGTTATCAAAAGGTGGTCTGACGTTGTGGGCGGCTTTTTGATCGTTACACTTGTAAAAACAAGGAGTGAAGAGGCGTTATGAACATAAACACCATTGCTGGCGATATACTTACGACCGCATCTATTGTTTTCAATGTACCTGTTGGTGCTTTTGGTACATATAAAGGTTCAGAAGAAAACGGTTTTATATTGCGTTTAGATGGCTATGCAGCGGAGAAGCGTCAGATTACCGGAAACGAGTGTTTATTGGCCGTTAATGTTATTTTAACAGGCGTATACAGTGTTCGTATTAATCAGGACATGAACATGTATGGGGTAGAGTGTGACAAGTCAGTTTCATTTGTCAATGAAGTGATAAAGGCGCCCGGTGTAAGTGAAGTGATGATAAGGGATGTTGAAATTGTTGGTGATGGTGATTTTGCGGTGTTTACATTTTCATTTGTTGTAAACGGGTTAGTAAATGCGTAAAGCTTTTGTTGACATAAAGATAAACAATAAAGATGCGCGTCAGGCTGCATATCACTCAAATGTGAAGAAGAGCGGCCCCAAGAATCAGTTGCGTAATAATTTGCGTGTTATTGGTGTGGCGTTCTGGAATTGGTTGCGGCTTGCAATGCATAAAGACACTGGCGCGGCAGCTAAATACACAACGATTAGCGTAAACAGTGCTGGTAATAAATATTGGATAAGGTTTGCGCCGCAACGTATAAAACGTGATGAGGACCCGAAGCTTCAAGAGGCTATAAGAGAGTATGAGGAGATGAAGGCTAAGGGTATGATTGATGATATACCGAAGATAGTACGCGGTCGTCTTGAGAGTTATAAGGAATATGTTGTAGATTACTGGTATATTGCGACTGGTTATGGCGGTGTAAGAGAGGAACTCTTGCGTTTATGGGATGATAGACTGGCTAACGTTATATGGCCCCGATGGAGCAGGGACATGTGGGCGCTACAGTGTTGGGAGCTATTTGGTGGTGGTGACAGAAAAGAATCTATAAAACTTGCTGCTGCGGCCCTAAATCTTCCGCAAAAGGTTTATGTACCGAAGTATTACCCGACGAAAGACCCGGAAAAAATTCTGAAGCTGTTACGCAGGAAGAAGTATTTCCAGATAATTAGTAAGCGTCTTGAGGACAGAAAAGTACAGTGGGAACACAGAAGGGCTACAAGAGCAAGATTAAACAGAATGATTCGGGCGGACAGCAAATATGCGACACCGCAATTAAGGAAGAGAATGGTTAGGTCTATAATCAATGTATAAACAGGAGGTTTAAATATGTCTTTGCCTACACCTACAGGAACAATTCTGTATTACAGCACCAATGGCACCGATTGGACGGCATTCGGTTGTGTGACCAATATCTCGTATAAAGAGAGCACGAAAACGAGTGAAGTTGATCTTATCAATAACGACACTTCACAATGGTCGGGAACGACTGTAACAAGTCGAACCAGAAGCTTTGAGGTTTCCGGGCTGTTTAAAAACACGGGACCGAATGGTGGTGTTATTTCCGGTTCCACGCTGACGGGGACAAACAATACGGTTCCCAGCTCCGGTATGTCGGGAGCCGAGGGTGTATTTAAGGTTGGTCAGAAATATCGGCTTGCGCTTGCTTTGCCCGTTACTGATACGAACTACACCGTCATTCGTTTTACGCGTGACGATGGTGAGGTTGCTACCGGTAACGAATTGCGGTTTGTGGTAACCGACCGAAACATCACGTTCAGCGGTACTGAGCCGGTTAGCTTTACTATTACGTTTGCCATTGATGCGGGTAGCCTGTGCTAATTGATGGAGTGCTAAATATGTTTATCAGCACATCTGAAAGTAGCGTATTTACAGGGAAATATATTAAGCAGTTGACCATGCGTCAACTACTGAATATTACGGATGCGAAGAAGGCGGACGCCGGTTATAATCAGGTGGCTGAAATGGTGTATTTGAGTTATTTCAATGATGCTGCCTGCACCCAACGCATGTTTAACAATGGTGGTGATGCTTTAGATGCATTGCCGCCCAATATGTTCAATGCGGCCGTGAATGAAGTGATGGTGTTTAACGGAATCTCGGAGGGTAACACTGAAACTGAAAACCCTACCTGATATTGATAAGGGACGGCATTGATGCTGATATACCTGTGAATGTTGCCAATGATATATTGCGAAGTTATAGAAGCGACCCGCCTACAAGATACCGTGTTGAGTTCTGGTTATCTTTGATTGCGAAGATGATATACAGCGCATTGGGGGGTAAGGGTGAAATGCCGACGCCCCCTTGGTGGACTAAAGAGGAAAAGAAGGCTGACATTGATGCGGTTGTTGCCGGGCTTAAAATGCTTGGTATAGGTGTTACGATGGGGGATTTTACAGATGCCGAATGAAATAACACTTGGGTTAAATACGGGGCCAGCCGAATCTGCTCTTGACAGATTTTCTGGTAAGTTCCGTGCGTTTGCCGGTGGGCTTGGAAGGGCTGCTGACAGCACGAGTGTTATTTCTCAGGCTATGTCAAGGCTCCGCTCGACGCTTATCAGTTTTGCTGGTGTATATGCATTCACATCTGAAATGCAGAAGATTGACAGCCTAAGAAAATCGGCTGAAGCGCTTGGTGTTTCATTTGAGAAGCTACAGCAGTATTCGCGCGCCGGCGTGGTTTCGGGTATAGGTAATGTCGAGGGTATTCTTGCCCGGGGCGCCGCGTTTCTTGAGAGGTTGAGGGCTGGGGAGGAAGACGCAAAAAAGATTGGTCGAGCTCTTGGCGTTGGTGCTGCAAGCGGTATTGAAGACCTTATTCGTGCTGTTTCCTCATCACCCAATAGAATGATGTATCAGCGTTCTATCTTTGGGCGTGGCCTTGGCGCAAGAGACATAGGAAAGCTTCTGGAAAATGTTGGTGGTGTGAATATAAGTGAAGAATTTGCCAGATCGATAGAGCAATTTAGAGACTCTGTTTTGCTGTTTCGTGAAACAATTATACGCGATTTGTTGAATGTTGTGCAGCCGCTGTTTTCGCGTGTGAACAAAGTTCTTTCCAATGATAAATTGAAATATGCCGCATTTGCTGGTCTTGGTTACTTTGGCTTAATGGGTACGGCTAAGTATTGGCGAAGATTGGTGCCACCGGTGCAGAAGGGAGAGTATGGAGGGGCGTTGGCGTTCGGCGAAAAGCTTGTGATGTATCCTCTTGAGAGATTTTTATCTGGAAACCCGCCCTATTCTTGGGGTGGATATGAATATGTTCGCAATTACAGGAGTTTGAAGAAAGCGCTTAATATACTGAAGGCGACCGGTTTCAGTGAAGATTTTATTGACCGGTTTTTGAGGACAGTCAACAAGAGTGCTGTGCTGTCGTTTCTTGCGCCAGCGGCTGCTGTTTTTCTTCGCGGTATTGATAAAATTGCAGATGATTTAAAAACCGCATCGAGATTGCTTCTTTCCCCAATTGTCAGCATACCGGTGGCGGTTGGGTCTTTCTCGTATGCATTTTATGAGGTGTACCGTTATCGCCTTATAAACATGCGGTCTATTATGGATAAAATCAGGGGTGGTTTTGAGAAAATAACAAATGCGCTCTCCGTGTTTTCCGGTTTGCTGGATATATTTTCGGAGCCGTTTGTTGTTGGGTTTAATAAGATTACCGAAAAGATTAAGTCTGTATTGGCTTCCGTTTTTAAGGGGTTTGATTTCAGCGCCGCGTTTGGCGAGATGGAAGCGCCAAGCATAGCGAAGGGAAACAGGTTAGCAATTGTCAACAAACAATTCAACAGCTTTATCGATGCATTTAATAAGCTTACGGAAAATCTGGAGCCGTTCGATGAAGCACTGAGGAACATACCGGATTTAAAGCAGAAGGCAACGATAAACACATTTTCTTTAAACAGTCTTCTTGATAATATCAACCGCCTGCTTGATTTTTACAATCAGATTGAGCGGGGCTTGTTGACACCGGAGCAGCAGGATTCGCTTGATAACGCTGTCGAGAGTTTGATTAAACAAAGGGAAGCAGTAGAAAATGCGTTGAAGGCAATAGATACCGGCGTATATTACAAGGTGTTACTTCGCAATATACACAAGGTTGATGTTGATGAAATAAAAGGCCCGCAAGAAATTCTTGATGCATATAATGATGCGATAGGCGTGCTGAATAAGGTATTCGAGAAGGGACTCATCAGTGAAGGTGCATACTCCGCTGCGGCAAGGGAGATATGGGAAAAGTATTCACAAATGTGGGACAATCTTCCGGAAAACGTAGACATGAAGAAGGCACAGGAAGAATGGGATAATATGCAGAAGGCAATTCAGGAACAATGGGAAAGTCTTATGGGTTCAGCGCGCAATGTTATTGAGTCCGTAGACCCGATTGAGCGTTTCAAGGGGCGTGTTTACGATGCTGTGAAGGCTTTCATAAATGGGCTGATTGATGAAGATATTCTGATGCAATATGCATCGAATGAGTATCGTGATATATTCAGGTCTGGTGAAGGTGCAACGTCTGCACTGGTTGGTCAGCAGGGTGTAACGTCATATTTTGCGAATGTATTCACGTCGATTCGTGTGCCGATATGGTCAATTCAGCAGCTGCTTCAACAGATAGTTGTGAACGGGGTGTATCTGAAAGGGTGATGCCGTGTCTCGATATATTGATCTCTCTAAGGTTGAAATTCTCTTTCAGGGTGAATCGATGTCGATTGGTACGGCGTCGACAGCTGAGCGAAGATATATGATAAAAATAGATAAGAGTGCATTCACAAACGAGATCACAAACAAGAGTGTGTTGCGAATAGAGCACAATGTTAACAATATAACGATAAGACTTTCACCTATTGAGATGTTTTATCTTGCCGGGTTAGCTAAAAGCATACAGGATTCCATACAAAGCTCAAATTACAACATATTTAAGACGATACCATATTCAAGGTTTTACTACAGCGGGTTAAGTCAATCGTTGTATGATGGTTCTATCTTCAATCTTGCGTATTCATACTGTGGTTTTATTGGTACACCGTATTCGTTAAACAGAATGGATTTACGGTGTTCTAATGTTGATGTTCGATTTATTGATGAAGTATGTATTCTGACGCTTGGTTATTCATTCTTTGGTATGGTACCGTCGAATAAGTTTGCAACATTCATAATGCCGTATGGTAATGCGCAAAGATATCCAAGCGTATACAGATTCAAGGCCGATGGTGGTGTTGAGCTGAACACGGTTACATATTCAGGAGACACACAGGTTGCAGAATTGCCGGAAACGTATGGAAGCGAATGCAGGTATAGGGTGCTTGTTATTAATCCGGTGTATCCGGCATATTACCAGTCTTTTCTTGGTACGGTAAATAATGCGCCCATAAATTGGCTGGATGTTGGTGCTATTATTGGTGAACCGGCCGAACAGGCTGCTGGTCTTATGATTGATAACTACAACGTTTCAGTTATTCCGACTGTTTATCCGGTGTATACGGGCTTATGGCCGCCTACCAGCACGACGCTTACATTTCAACCGTCGTATCTATTTCTGCATGAATTGGGCGTTGTTGGATATAGAAACAATTCTCTTTCCGCTGACGCTGGGTTCAGGCGGCCGGTGGTTTATGTTAACCCTGAAACCGGTAAGCCGCCGGAAGACATTACGGTGGGTAATGGCATAGAACAGGCGCTTATTGCGAAACCGGCTGACTGGAGTTTTCTGGCGCAATGATAAACAGGGGTGATTTAATAAATCGAGACAAGCTTAACGGGCTTATTTCAGATACCGCAAATAAGACACGTGTTGTTGGTGGTGGTAAGATTCTACCGAACAACAACCCGGCGGTTAATCAGATTATTGTAAGCGGTGTTGGCGGCGGTGGTGGTGGTATTACCGTCAAATTCGTTGCAAAGTTACCGCCTATAAATACAACATCCAAAACGCCCCGCTTTGTGTTCTGGTGTTCTGAGGAGACCGGCAACGAGATTCTTGGGGAGCCGGGTACAGGTGATGATCAGGTGTGGGCGTGGTGGCCCAATGCGCCTTATTATGTACCGGTACAAAGGTACACCATGAAGAGCGGTTTTCCGGAGGTTGCCTGATGTATACGCTGTATATAAAGGGTTACAGAAACACCAGTTTCACGGATGGGCCGGCGTCTGAAGATGACGCCGTTATTAATCTGGATGCCAAGTTTGCGTCTTTTGATGTAGCTGAAGGCGTTGATGTGCATTATAACTGCTTGGGCCAGTGTAAGGTTACATGTGAAACAAGGGAGCAGGCTGAGGCTGTTATTGAGTTGTTGCGCGATTATGAAGTGGTTGCCGTTAATCCGGAGGTTAAATTTCAGGTAAGGGCGCAGGTACCTAATGACCCGTTGTTTGCCCGTCAATGGCATCTGCAAAATCTTGATGCTACCGTTGCGTGGGATTATATTAAACAGCAGGGTATTTATCGTATTGGTGTTATAGATACAGGGTTCATGAATATACAGGACCTTAATGAGTCCAGACCGTTTATAAGTGTTTTCTATAAGGGTCAGTTATATACGAACGTTGTTGGGGCGGGATGTTTTTCTCTCAACAATAATGTTGAGTTTTATACATCAAGGTCCGATGACAGGAACTGGAAAACGTCAGAGGGTGTTTCTGGGCTATGGTCTGTTCACGGTTCACACGTCGGCGGTATTATAGCCGCAAGGGGCAATAACAATGTAGGTGTTACAGGTGAAATCTGGAATGTTTACAATACAAGCGCCGGTATATTTCCGATAAAAGCATTTAATTACGGTTATAAGTATCAGACGCCTTACGGCACCCGTTACACGACAACCGGAAGTTTTGATGCTATATATAACGCTATAGATGTTGCTATTGCGCTTGGTTGTCGCGTTGTAAATATGTCTATCGGCGCATGGGTATCCGCTTTATATGGCGGTGCTGAAATCAAGCAACTGTTTGAGGAAAAATTCGAAGCAGCATATAATGCCGCTGGCACCGTGTTTGTGATTGCTGCTGGCAACAGCGCGCTGCCGGTGGTGTCGTCCGACCCGTTCTTTGGTTTGCCGGTATGGGAGCTTCCAGCCGCATGCACACCATCAACGAACAACGTTATTGCGGTTACCGCTGCAAAAAAAGACAATGATATTGCACGATACAGCAACTACCACATGAATTTGTGTGATATAGCCGGCTATGGCGGTGCTGGTTATGATGCAGTAGAAGACGACATACTTTCAACAGCGGGTCAGATTGGTCTATGTGAAAGGGGTTATGATAAAAGGGTTGTAACCGTACAGGGTGATAATACCCAGTACATGTTTCTTGCCGGTACATCAATGGCCGCTCCGACGGTAGCCGGGGCCGCAGCGCTTGTTTTAGCTAAATATTACAGTCTTAAAACACAGCACCTTAATGTAGATACTCTTCGCGCAATATTGCGCGGTACATGCAAGCGACACAACAGAAACCATTTTTTTACGAATAAGGCCGGTGGTATACTGAATCTTCATTATGCCCTTATGGGTGTTACGGAGTACGCAGCCGGTTATAGCCCACCGTCCCTTGAGGTGTATATTGATGAAGAAAACAACGTTGGTAACCTATGCATCAAAATAACCAACAACGATACGGCCACGCGTCTGTGTATTGTCCGCGTTGGTGCGGAACGGTTCTGGTGTCCGTATGATGAGACAACAAATGAAGAGCGCAGTATAGGCGATTTTGCACAATTTTTGAACTCTGGTCAGAACACGATATTCAGGATACCGCTTGAAGATTTGGGTGACAATTACGATAAGCTGCTTGGTATAACGGCTTACAGCGTTGATGTTAATTATTGGCCCTTCAGATATTCATATTGCAATAAACAGCGCTACACAATTAAGGCTGATTGTCCATCTGGTCTTGGCTTACACCCGGGCGTTGATGTTGTTGCCGTAGACCCGCGCGCGTTCTTCGGTAACGATATACCAGACTATCGTGAATTTGAAAACCTGTTTGATGCAAATGCTATAGTTCGCCTTTACCGTTACGCCCATTGTGTTCTTACTGCTGCTTACGGGCGTAATTACCCCCCTGCGGGTGGTATCGTATCATTACCTGATGGTGTTGGTGTTGAAATGACGAAATACGTGCTTCGCAAGGACACAACACAAAGGGATATAATGTATGCGCTTGCTTCATTGCATCGGCAATTATACGACGTTGTGAATAATGGTGTATACCGCTATTCAAGTAAGTTCTCACGGGGCATGTGGTATTACCCTATTGATGTGGTAGCGTATTATAACACCGGTAAAATAAAACGTAAGCGCTACAGTGACACATTCTTTCTTGGTTATTGTGACATACGCGTTGAGAATATGAAGCGTGTAGTGTATCAGATATTCTCCATGTTACGTTCGCTGTCGTGTTTGTTTACAGTGCTGTATAGCGTACAATGTGCAGACTGTGGTATGGGTTTGTATACAGCCAGATATTGGGGGAAAACACCGCTATCATTTACGAGCCTGATGCCAGTACCGGTTAACGGCAGAAACTTTTCTGACAGCGGAAGTAATGATATATGGATTGACGGAATACAGCGCAATTATACATGCGACGGGTCGAATCTAGAGTCAAGCACTGAAACCCCACCACGCTATGTTGGTATAACACAGAACACAGCTATGGGGCCGTTAACTGACCTTAGGGCGTTTCCTTTTCACCATCAGAATCACGCCCCATATTTCTTTAAGGCTGGGGGTGTAACTGTCGGTGATGTAACGTATTATTATTTACCGTGTCATGTAAAAGAGCTGTCTGACTTGGATAATAAAACAGAAAACGACACCGGTGAACCGACGTATACGCCGCCAAGTGAAAATTCATGGTACAATCTAACATCGTATCTGGCTGGTGTCTCCCATGGCGATAGACCGAAACCGCCAATCGGAAACGGCACCCGCAGAGCATTTGGAATTTATGATTCATTAAATGACACAGATGATGGGCTATATGCACATTCTAATATTTGGGATGATGTTCGCGATATAGCTGAATCCTATCGTGGTGTTATGTATAAAACATATTCAGCGCTGCGCCTTGAAACCGCCTTGCAGAACGTGCTCCCGCCGATACGCATTAATGTAAGGGTCTTCATGGGGAGCGATACAACAGACTGTTGGCCCCGTGGTCAGACGTCGTCGCCCTTACCACGAAACACCATTAACAACTGGCCTGTAAGACAAACGTTGGCTATAGAAGGTTATTATAAAATCTACAAAAATGCGCCTTCCAATGAGAATCTGGTTGTATCGAAAACGTTCAGATATTCACTTGAAGATTTGCCTGCCGGTGTTTCGCAAGTGGAGAGGCTTGTTGATGTGGTAACCGTTGATATACCGACAGAGGCACCCGGTATTATTGTTGTTGAAACTGGGCTTAACAAGGAATTTGCGAAGTCGCAACCTAAAGCGACATTTATGCTGCATTATACTGCGTTGCCGGTGCCAGCAAACGGCGGAGATGTTCGACTTGTTTGCGATAGAAGTTATGTTGGCAAACCGTATAACCGCGTTCTTGCCGGTGTAGATGACGAGACCTTTGCCGACAATTCAAGGTGGGATTTAAGGTTTTACAATCTTGAAGGGGAGGGGATGGTGCCGTACACCGTTGGGCTTTATGGTTATGGTTCATACACAAGAAACTGTTTTATTGGTTTAAGTTATTATGTAGGCGCACATAGAGCCGATTTTATAACCGTTCCAGACGTTCGCGGTATGTTTAAAACGACTGCCGAAACGCTGCTTAGTGGTTTGGGTTTGACTGTACAAACAAGAAGTGATGATCGCATTAATGGCGTTGTTTTCCGGCAGGTGTCAAGCAGCGAAACACCATACGAACCGATTGTTGCTGAAATGATACCACCGCCCGGGTTTGTCTACTCTAAAAATGATACACCGCCTGCAAACAGAAAAGTGTTTCTGATTAATCAGGTTGGCGGTACCACAAACAAAATAGAATATAAGCCGGATATGCCAACGTATGACGAACCACTGATTGAAATTGCTGTACCGTCAGAAAAAAGAAAGATATACACCGCGCCCCACCCCAACAGGCCATATAAAAACGTATCACAAAAGCGTATATGGTGCAGAAACACGGTACTTGAAAGCGGGCTTACAGAAATGGAGAATTACGTTATCGGTGGTGGTGTATACAGAAAAAACAACAATGGTACGGATTCAGACTTTACCGTTGTATTCCCCCTTAAATATGATATACCCTTTGTTGTCAGCGCATCACTAAACGGGCAAATATATACGCCGCGCGGTGTTAAGATTGTGTATACTGATATACGGCCAAATGAAAAAGACTTTATACCGGACCTCATTGGCCTTAAATACGAGGAGGCTCAGAGCGTTGCACAGAATCTTGGAATCGAGATTGCAATATGTGGAGCACGCATGCATTATCTAAACAGGGGAGATAGCCCATATATCGTTTCACAATGGCCAGCCCCGGGGGTAAGATACTGGCCTTTTGTATTCCAGAAGATAAAGAAAATATATGTTCTGCTTAACTCTTCCACACCGTCACTTACATATCTTGACGTTGATCTATAGTGGTGCTATATAAATGGGCTGTATTTTGTGTTAAATTCACCTTGCCGTATTAATATGTCGTTCACGCTTATTTCAAACGTGTTGTCTTCGTATACAGTGGCGCGAATGTGTTTCTTCCCGTTGTAGCCAAGAAATTCAATCACGCCCTCGCGAAGCAGGTGTATCAGGTCAGCCAATTCTTCTGTGTACATATCACGGCTTATAGCTTCTTCTGATTCTATGCACGCTTGTTTATTATTCATTACGGCAATGTTTATATCCGGTGTGATGTGCAGCTCAACTTCCGTACCACCGAAGTAATTAAGTGTACATTCGGCATATTTGATGCCGGCGCAGCGCATGAAGTCCACCATTTTACACAGTACATTATTCACGTTCATTTTTTTCTCTCTCTAAGCCTTCTTTCACGGCCAGTACACCCCACGGGTTTATATATAGCTTGTATTTCTCCAGTGTAGCAAGCCATATAACACCGCCCCCTATTATTGCATCAACGTATATGACTCCCTCTTCAAGTTTTGATCGCAACTTTATATTATTCTTTTTCGCAAACTCCAGTATTTCCCACCCGACGGCACTGCGTTTAAGGATGTCTTCGGGTGGTAATGACTTTTTACGCTTCGCATTCCTCACATGTACCCTCCTCTATCTGAATAAGTCTGTCTCCACATCTTAAATAATATGGTGAATCACTATTTGCTTCACTCATAGGTATAACTGCACCTGCACATACACCCATTCTGTTTGTTTTTTCCTGAATGATGATGCACTCGTCGGGCCATGTTACAGGGTTTCCGTTTTCATCAACAAAAACCATAACCCTGTATATGTTACTGTATTCACGTATAGCATTGTAGATCAACATTCTTTAACCCCTTATAATGTACAGGCGTTTTTTGAACATTGTTGGTTCGCCTTTATGGGCAACAGTAACGCTGTCCGCGTTTTTTCTCAATATCTGCAAACACACTTGTCTGTCGTATGGTTCGTATGTCACATACAGGCCCGACTCGTCCATATACCAGTAATAAAAATTACCGTCGTCATTGTCTACCAGCCTGAAGCCATTTCCCGCGTCAATGCCCGCACAATATGCGTCTAAACATGATTTATATACCATTTGCCTGACGAACCGTTGCGGCTCCTCCCATTCCCTGATCTTGATTGCCGTTTTTGTGTTTACAAGACGATGGCTAATTACAAACCACCTCCCTGTTATATCGCCAAGCGTTTCACCGTATTCAGTAAGCTGAATACTCCAATATTTTCTGTCACAGCATTTTACCGCACCAATGATGTTTATATTGGTGCCGGGTATTCCAAAATATGCCTGACCACCAAATATAAACGGTTGCACTGTTCCGTAAGATGTCTTCATACAGCAACCCTTCGGGTTACAGCGCTGAAGCGTTCATTGTCGATAATAACATAACGGTTGTCCTTAATTCCGATCATATTTAGCCCCGGCAAGATAAATCGGTTAGCGTACCGGTGGATTCGGCAGCTAACAAACCGATTCGGCTTCCGGAGGTATGCGATCGGTTTATATACCCTTCTATCAATACAAAGTTCACCGCCACCACAAACCAGATCGATGTAATTATCATATTCCACATCCCCGAGGATGTCCACAACACAGGCGCAATCCGATTCGTTGTAGAACGAATCCATTTTATTTTCGAACATACCGAACAACCGCATGTCGAAATCACCGTAAACCTCTTTCTTATGCCGGATGATGCTCAAACCATCCAGAACCATTGTCTCCTCGGTGTTGTTCACCGAGATGGCGAACTCATTCCACGGTTCCATGTTTGACGGAAACGACGCCTTCATGTCACATCCCCCCTCCGGCAAGAATGGTAATCGCCGTGTCTACCGGCAGCCAGTAGACAACCCTGTCGCCATAGTATAGAACGACTGTTGCCTCCCCGACTTCAAGGCTCCAGTTCCCGCGTGTAATCCAAGACCTCCCCTTGTAGACGGCCTCGCGCAGCAAGGGCCAAAACCGCGACCTAATCTCTTTCCTTGTCCTGCTCATTGCTAACCTCCTTTTCGCCGCTCGTCGGCTACCACCAATACAATGCCATATGCGCAACCGTAATGTCAAGTACTTTTTGATTTTTTTAAAAAAATTTTCCCGGCATTTCAGCACAAGATAAAAGCACATCCACACTCAACTAAAAACTTTACCGTTTCTTCTGCCGTTTCAATTGATCTGTCGCTACCATTCGGCCGGCGCTTCTTGCTTAATACGATATAAAGCGTATTGCCGGCTGTTTCTGTTACGACATCTTTAACAAACCCACGGAGTCTTTCAGTGTCTAGGTGTATCTTCTCATACATGTAAACATCGATAACACCGCGGTCCATTACAACGCTTCCGCTTTGCATGAACTGAATATGATTTTGCATTGCACGCGTAAGCATTTGTTCCTGTGTACCACCATACGAAGAAAAAGATGGTATAAAGAAAGCGTTATTTCTGCGGGCCAGCCATCGCGCTATTGTGCTCTTGCCGGTTCCAGTATCACCTGTTACGATTATTCTACTTGAAAGCATTTAAGTATGTACTCCATTTTGTAAACGCCCGGCTCTATTGGCTTGTCTTCCATTGACGCGGTTACAGCTCGACCTATACCGCCGTCTTTTCTTTCGAATGTGTACACCCGTGTACTGTCGTCGAACGAAACTTCCACATCGGCGTTACCCCATAATTCATTCATCAGCTTCAGCATTGAAAACAGATCCGTCGAATTCATTGACAACTCTCCCTGTGGTTAATTGACCGTTTTTGTATACGTAAATGCCGTGTTCCCGTTCTATGCACCCGAATTCCTTCATCTCATTCATGAACTTTGACCGTATTTTCTTCAACTCTGTCGAGTACCGTAAAAATTGCCCTATGTCATCTCCGCCTTTATATACACTGCATACGTTTTTATAAGAGCAGTAAGAGCAGTGTGACCCGGGCATGTGTTCGTATTCACTTTCTTCCTCCATGGCCTTTATAACGCCTTTAAGAAAAGCCTCTACATGTTTTTTTTCAAATTTGTAGGTCCTGCTTGACACCGGCGACAGAAACGTTACTCCGTCGCATCGGCCATATTCGCTTAAAGCAGCCAAGAAGTAAACAGCGCCCTGTAGAATGTTCTTTTCCGACAACCCGAAAGATTTGAAATCGACAACATCTATTTCACCACCACAACGTCTTATTATAAGGTCTGGTTTCGCTATGAATGGCTTACCCGCTGCTGTGAATCTGATTTCCTTTTCAACGTCATAAGAGACAACGGCCTTATCAATAACACTTGCAAGATTCAGGGCTATAAATGCCGCGATTGGGTCTGTATGGACCTTAAAGTTGTCTTTCAGAATGCCCTCTATGTACTCGTGTACAATTTGACCGCGATTACGGTCATCTTCACACGAAAGCCCGTCTATATACCTGTACTTGAATCTTGCCTTACACTCCAGAAACGAGGCTATTGCACTGTAGCTTAACGGTCTTTCATTCATATTGCGCCTCTCCAAGTATTTTGATGCCCTCGCCGTGTATTCTCGAGAAAACCGGATAATTAAGCACCCATTCTGACGGGTGCGGTGACAGCAGTGACCTGCTTATACACTCAAAACGAAACGCATTCTTTATTTTTGTTGCAAGTGGTGAAAATGTTATGAACGCATCGGCCCAACGGGCGAAGTTGCTACTTCCGCTGGCTCGGTCAATCATAGAGCGACTTCCGGGCATACCCTTAGCGAAATGGTGAACAAGAATCACGGAACAACCGGTCGATACAATAAGCTGGTCTATGCGATTCAAAAACTGCTTTGTAACACTTGCATCACTCTCATCACCATCAAGCAGCAGATAAACCGGATCAAATATCACCACATCATACTTGCGCCTTTTTGCTACAACATTAACGGCGTCAATTACCTCTCTACCACGGTTAAAACAACCGCGCAAGTTCCACACATCCACAAAACGACAGTCAATCCCTGTAGCGGTCATATCATCAGCACGCTGGCGCATTGTGTATGCGTCAATCTCAACGTTGATGTATAGTACATTACTTTCGCGGCATTTCAAACCATACCACTCACCACCCTCTACAAGTGCAGAAGCAAGCCACAACATGCTTAGAGACTTGCCTATCTTTGCGGAGCCGCTTATGATGCACTTTTGCCCACAACGCATAACACCTTCGATAAGCACGGGTGACGGTGCTGCAAAGCCCTCTGCACCTATGGCCTTTGGCAGCCCAATTCGCTTTATAGATTCCGGTAGCGATATACCAACAATAAAATCATCAAAATTTTCTATGTTGTCACTTACATAAACCGGTTCAATAAGCACACCATCACGGTAAGAATACGGTAACCTGCTTAATCTACTTGGGTTTTTACATGCTTTATCTATCGCATATCCGCGACTTGTTATCAGATCGTGCAGTTCCCTAACACGCTGTTTATAGTCGTCAATACCACTTGCCCCGACACGTGCAATAATGTGAAGCGACTTGGAACCGCTGTAATAAGCGCAAACCGCAATCGGCTTGATTAACTCAAGCAACTCAATCTGTCGCTCAAGCGTTTCACCGTCACATTCAATAAGCGCGTTTGTAAAGCCTTTAACGTCCTTATCACTCTTGCCTGTGGTTGAATTTATTCTGTAAAAATATTCAACACCCGGCTCACTTGTAAGATTCACAACAAACGAATTTGCTTCCTCGAAATCAAGAAACGAATCTGTAAATTTGTTTCCGACCCTTTTAGTTATGCAGATTGTATCGAGCGGCGCGAACAGTCTGCTCATTATTGCAGCCGGATCAAACTCAACATTAACGCGATATCTTGCCGCGCTTGCTATTGTTTTATCCACCTCGGCCGGTGAAAGCCCGTCTATGTTTATAGCCTTTTCTCTTATGCGGTCAAGCATATCGGCAATGTGACCGTACTTGATTGCGGCTATAAACAGCGCGTTATTTCTTCGCCCTTGTTCTATTTTATTCTGTAGATACCACATTATCTTCCACCCGTGAAATACATACTGAACAGTTTTGAGCGGTTTTGTTGAGTGTCAGTAAACAGCCGACAAAGGCGTCTATTGCGTTATGTGACAGTTCGTTGTTTAACACGCGGCTGTAACGTTCAATCACAACACGCCGCATGTCTTCTTTCTTCTCTTTAGCGCAACCAACAAACGCCTTTATCGACATAACATATACGGGTATATATGCAATACCGTTTTCTTCAGAATACATAAGAGTTATACCTTCATAAGCTCCATATTGATGTGCTGCTTCTGTACCCAGGTGTCTGTTAACCTTTTCATAGCCAATCACGTCCGGTTCGACGCTGCATATAAGCTCATAAAAACGCAAGAATCTTTTGCCAAGATCAGACGGCAACACCTCTTCTCCGATAATCATAAAGTTATCGTCGTGTACCGCGTATCCGGTACACTTTCCAAAATCCAAAAATAAAGTTCTCATTATAACACCCTAACAGCCTTACCATAAAGTATAGCACTCGTATCTTCATTACACTTCACACACAGCACACCGATCAGTTGCGACTCATACAACCAGCCGGCATCAATTACATTCGCTGCTATTACACGCAACACTCCGGTCTTTCGTTCCTCGTGTTCACCGAATAGTATAGAGCGGAGCTCATAGCGTTTTCCGCTCAGAGAGAACATCGGCAATTGTTCCTGAACATAGTAGGCAACTTCATCTTTTCGTATTGGCGCAAACTTGGCAACCACAGAAAAGTACATATCACAGCACCTTCAGATCGATAAGATAAGAGTTTTTATATTCGCCGGAATGGCACGTTTCAATCGTTGCAATAACATCAAGGTCAAGAGTCTTAGATGAAAGTACATCAAACGTCGGCACCCGGTCAATGCCCTTTTCCTTGTACTGATTTTGAAGGTGTTTCGCCTCTTCCAACCAGTTTCGGTTAGACATGAGAACGGTTGAAATGATCTTGACTGAACGTAAGTTTTTGCTTCCGTCCCGTTTTGTGATTGGCGCTTCAGCACAGTACACGGCCCCATCATACTCGAAATAAAATCGAGCCTTAGGGAACGGTGTATCATAAAACTTAACCCGCTTCAGCGTGCAGTTGTACTGACCGGTTTCCAGTGTACCCGGGCGTTCACTTACACTCTGTTCGATGTAGCTGATGAAATCATCCATTGTTCAAGCCTCCAGTTGTTGTTCCATTGTTTCAATCAGTTTCACAAACCCTTCCGGCGTGATCTCCACATCAATCCCGCCGGTTATCACGTCCTTAGTTAACAGTAATCCGCTCTCTTCTGTTGTGGTCAACACGCGTTTACCGGTTTTCTTTTCAATCACACACTGCTGACCATCAACACGCGTGTTTTTTGTTTCTTTCGGACGGTGCATAACACCGATAACATCACAGTGCTTTTCAAGCACAGTAAGCGGGCCGGTTTTCCCGCCCGACAGCGCCGGACTGTACAGTATGCGCTTGTATGTTGTGCCGTCTTCCCGTATTTCTGTTGAATCTTCTCTAAGTATGTTTGCCGTCATAATTACGGTCTTGTCAAGAGAGCGTAACATATACATCAGGTCGTGCATTTCTTCAGCACGCATGATCCACCGCTCTCCATAGACCTGTGTACCGGCGGCGGCTTTTGCATATACTTCAATATGACGTGCAAGCGCATCTACCGAATCAATAACCACGCGCTTTCTGTCAGTGTTCTTCAGCGCTTCATGAAGCTTGCGCTTATCGTACTTCAGAAACACAAAAGCGTCACTGACACGGCTTCGCCCTTCTGTGTCGATGTATAATGCATCTGGTACAGCACGACAACACGTTGTCTTACCTACGCCCGGATCACCATAGAATAGCACTATCGGCCTCATGATTCATTCTCCTGTGTTTCGTGTGCTTCACACTTATCCTTATTTTTTTTAGCCGGTTGCGCCCAAACAATGCGGCCCGCCTGACGCCCCTTTTCGCTGCCAAACCGAACATAAAACTTCGTACCGGCATCCAGATTCGTGAACAGCTTTTTGTACACACTGAATTGTGCATACGTGTCCTTAATTTTCCATATACTTGTCGGTACACGTTGCACGTCAAAATCGAACTCTACAAACAAGACCTCGTGCTCGCCGTCACGGAACTTAAAAACCTTACTGCTTACGCTTTTCAGTTTTGCCTCGTATTTCATTGACCTCTTTAGCTCCCTTGCTTTTCTCTGTGACAGTTTCCATTCTCTCTGTATATCTTTAATACCCATACATCTCAGATCTTCCTGCAAATCGATAATCTCTGAGGGCGGGCCTGTAGCCGTTGGCATAATACGCGCGTATTCATATTCCGCAAGCGCATCGTTCACTTTCTTTCTTATCACCCTTGATATGAAATATTTTGTATACTTGATAACAACCCCGTCGGGTGCATCATAATTAGGGAAATATTTCCCGAACCAGATTGTGAAATCAGCGGCGTGATCCTTACCTATAACCTTTGCCGCTATATTATAAACCCTTTCCATATATCCTTTCCCTGTGTTTAAAACGAACTTTTATCTTGTGATAAAACGGGTACCTGTCTTTTTCTGCTATCATATAGAGGGGCATTTCTCTTTTACCTGTGTCCTTGCGATAAATTGCATACATGCCCCTTATTCTTTTGCAATCCTCCTCCTCACTGCCTGATACGATTGATTCAAGTTCTCTCTTCGCAATATACCCGCACATATAAATCTCATCGCCCTTAACCACAACGAAGGGCTTTCTAACCTTTACGGCCCTGTCACATATCTTCGCATGTAACTGAAGTGTTACATGATCTCCAACGTACAAGCCATTGCGGTATATCACAGGCACCATCCCGATACACTCTTATTCACAGTAACATATACACCGGCCGGCGACGCTATATATTCCGTCTTTTAACGCAACATATTTTACGCCGGCGTCATACAGCAAGTTCCATGTCAGGCCGGAAACAAATGATGCGTCCTTTGACTTCGTGGGAAATTCGGTAACCGGACAGATGCGCATACCATTCACAAAAACATATCCTCCGTCAACAACAACACCGCCAAGAGAACCGAACAGTGAATACGCAAGCACCGGGTATTCGCGCTTGATAAAATCTTCAAGCCCGATTCGCGGTGAATACATCGCCTTTGCGTCCATTTTCTTCACATATATCTTCTCCTTATTCACGGCAACATATACCCCAGACCTTGTTACCTGGGGAAACGGAATGCGCCCACCACTTATAGCTGGGAACACATCCGAAGAGCTAACAGAAACAAGCATATCCTCATCGCACCACAGAAAGCGTTCCAATAGGGGTAACATGTGAAACCCCTTTGCCTTCATGCAGTGCAGCCTCATGAAGTTTACCATAAAACCGGCACAATTTTCACACCCCCAGCCGTCGGCGGCAACAACAAACTGGGGCATTACTTTGTCGCGATACACCGCATACACCCTGCCAGCATAAGCGAGGGGTACGGCGTCCTCTCTCTCAAACTCGTATCCAGTACCACACACGTGACACTTCCATGTACCATGCGCAGGAACCGGCAACACCCTCTTATTCTCAATGCAACTTGCCCGGAAGGTCTCATCTTCCCAATCACATGTATTGAATGGGGAAGAAGTCACAATCACATGGGTATTCAGACAGAAGAGGTGGGCTCTGCGGCCGTCCAGAACGACCGCATATTTCTTGCCACCGTGCTCGAAGCAGCCATGCGACCTACCTTCGGCCGCCAGTTCCGCAGCAACATTCACGGGGAAGAGCCAGTCTTCAAGGTGTGGATCATTAATCACGTTTCTTGTAAACTTTTCCATTTCTTTGCTCCTTTCACTTCAATTATACCACACGAAACCACAAAAGTCAAGTGGTTTTCGTGTGATTTTTACATGTAAGAATCGTGCTGTTTTCTTTGCATTCCACTTCACCGCCACATTCCGGACAACAGCTTGGAGCTTCAATCTTATTCCCAGCCGTAAGTACCGACACAACAACTGGTGATGCACCACCGGATAAAGACACCTCAACCCGTGAACCAACGCCCACACCGATCGTTTCAGCGTTGTATACCGTTCCCATGTTAACGCGCCTGACGGTCTTACCTTCCACTTCTACCGGTTCAACGATAAGCACAGGCGTTATGCGCCCGTTTTTACTTACACTGTACTCCACGCCCGTAACCGTTGTTTCAACAGCTGGTACCCCGAATTTATATGCAATTTGCCAGTTATGGTGATGCTGTGTACTCCCCATTTTTTCACGAAGCGTAATATCATCAACCTTCACCACCACACCGTCGGAATCATAAGGCAATTCACCACGTTTCTCTTCAAGCGCTAAACAGCTATTAATCAATTCTCTTGCGTTATAACAGCGAACTCGAATACCGGTATCAAATCCCATCTGGAAAAGCAGACACATGTTTCTAAAGTGGGTGTCCCAGATTCGCTCCGAACACTCAACAATATCGTATGCAATAAACGACAGCTTGCGCTCATGCTTCTCCGGATTCTTGAGAAACAGGGCACCTGCTGTTGCGTTGCGCGCCGTTGATCTGATTGACAGCTCTTCGAAGTGTTCACGCGTCATGAACACTTCACCGCGAATTACAGCGTGCTTAATCGGTATGGTTTTCGGTACGCTATTGCAGTACCGGGTGAAATTTTCCGTCACATCCATGCCGCAAAAACCATCCCCGCGTGTTGCGGCACACACAAGAGACCCGTCTTCATAAATCAGACTTATGGCAACCCCATCAATCTTCATCTCAACGCAAACCGGGTTGCCATGTACAACTTCATAAAACCACCGTTCTATATCATCAAGGCTATATGTATGTTGCATTGAC